ATTTCCATAGATTGTCTGGTTTCTGGTCTCATACTCATAACACTCTAGGATTTCTTCGTAAAAACGGGATGGATAGGTAATCATAAAAAAGTAAAGGGAGTAAAAAATACCCCAGATTTTTTTCCGACCTTTTCGTAAATGAAAGTCGAAATAATATACGGGGATCAACCCGCAACCACTGGATCAGAGTAGTGTACGATATCGGGGTCACATACCCCACGAACAATCTCCAGTACGTCCATGAACTGATCAGCGGTATCGACAGGAATCTCCTTGGTATCACCCTCACTAGAGTACATGTAGAAGGTGCGGGAACAGGTATCGACAACGACACGGGTCAGATACTCGTCACCTTCATTGTCAACGGTGTAGTCGGAGGGGTCGTACTGGTTCATTGGTGGTCTGTCTTGTACTCTCTTATAATAGGGTATGGGATCTCCCCCGTCAAGAGGGAGTGTGACACTTGTTCAACCGTTCATAAGATCTTGGAATTCTGATTCCTCAATCACACCTCTAAACGTATCGATACCAGCTTTTCTGTCGTTAGCCTTACCAATTTGCATTCTATATGCCCAGGTTCTTAAGTTAAATTCATCATTAACCTTTTCTTTGATTGAATTTGATAAAGATATCTTTTTAGGGAAATCACTGTCATTAGCCAAATTGGTTTCAGCTGTGTTTCTGGCAGATATTGCTTCATTTAATTCTGTATCATCACAAGCGGAAAGAGTTGAATATACGTTAATACCAGAACCAACAATAATACGCGTAGTCTCGGTCAATGAAAGACTGTCACCTTCGGATGCATCGGAACCACCTGGATAAAGAATTGGTTTCTCATCAAATCCAATCCTGTAATAGACTTTATCGGCACCAAGAGGTGGTTCTGAAATTATTGAAGTATTCCCATCGTCATCAATGTCACCATTAGGATCTGTAAGACCATCCAAAAATTTATTCCATGTTCTCGTCCCACTAGAGATCCCACTGTTGTTATATTCAATCCTGACACCAGTTCCAGCCTGATTATAACTCATTATTTCTATAGACTGGTCAACATATGGATTATCTTCCATTCCGACAGCAAGACTATCACTCAATGTATCTGGGTCTTGAGTAAATGTCATATTCACAAATGTCCCATCACTCAGAGGAGCATCAATTTTAGAGATAGGAAGTGCGTCCACGGTAATATATGGAACAACGACCAACTTCGAGGTAGTAATACCAGAAAATGGATATGAGCTCAAATCAACAGCAGTAGTTCCAACTCCAGTTACAGTGACAAACTGAGTAGCAAAGAACCCTGACTTTGAGGGAGTCATGAGTTGACCAACTTTAATTTTAGTTTCGTTAGATGGAGATAGAATCGTCATTCGATTCGTAGTTGCCGCAGATCCAACACTAATGGTTCCAATTCCTGATGCACGGAATGTATCTAATTGATCTCTGGCATATGGTTCATTGTAAAGTTTAAGACCATGTAGATTATCAGGTTGATAGAAAGTGTCAAGACTACTACCAATACCAATTAGTTTATCACCTTCTTCCTCCAGTCGATATGAATAAAAACTACCATCATTCTGAAGTCTCACAACCCTATTGGTTGAAAATCCAACAGTAGCACCAGCTCCAGCAGAAAAACTTGATATACCAGAAGCTGATTTATCATAAACCGTAGAGAGTTTAGTACAAGTAAAAGTATATGTATTCTGGGTTCCAGCTCCTCCACCACCTAGAGAACTAGTGATACCAGTCAATCTCCAGAACAAATCACTCTTACATTCCTGAACATCTATTCTTTCATCATATGCATCTCTAGTAGCATAGATGGTGTCATTGACTGGTGTTATTTGATCGTGAAGATTTTGATCTATATTTGTAGTAGCTTTAACATATGCACCTTTAGCTTGGTCTAAAACTGATATCTTAGCCTTACATTCATCTACAATATGGGTTGTTTCACTGTTGATGCCCACAAAGACACCGAGCATATCAGAAGTATTTGACATCTTATCAAACTTTTTGATTATTTATTATGTGTTTGAGGAGTTAAGGTTCCAATATTCCACAATCCTAAAGTTACCCACCCATCGTCGTCTTTCATAGCAACTATTCCATTTTTATATTCCAATCTACTCACAACATAGAACAAAGATTCGTAGATTCCGTCTCTCTGCAATTTGGCGATTCTGTGGACTCCATCCTCGATCGCATATCCATTTGGATAATCAATCACGATACCTGGATATGTAGTATCAGCTCCTTCAATGTGATCTGGATGAGGTGGTGGATAACATATCTCAGAGTGTTTGATGAGTTTTGGTAACCTATGATCACGAACAATTTTATAATACGTCATAACTGTAACCACTGTGAGGGATGAGTACACCCCTGATGATGTTTATAATATTCTGGTTTAAGAGTCACACGAATATCACCAGCAATTACAAGTCTTTCGTCAGTTCTATCCATAATCTTTTGAGTTCCATGAGTCAAATTGCTTGGAAAGATTAGGACTGACCCCTCAATAGGTGTAATATTATAGAAATTACAATTATAACGATTGTAACCGAGTAACGTATTTTTCTCATGTGCAGTCTCGAATAATCCACCAGCAAATTCATTTCTGTTCCTTGGTTGACTTACACAGAACTTATCTGAAGACTTATCAGTGTGTACATAATACACAAAACTGAGATTAGATTCGTTGTGAAAGTGTGCTGGGATTGAAGGAGTTTCATTGTCCTTATGATACCCAACCCAAGATTTAGTGACATGAAAATCAAAGAGAGTATGATTGACTTTCAAATGATCAAGATATTCTACGATACACTTCTTGAGTGACTCATAAAACACAGAGTAATCATCAATTAAATGAGAAAAAATATTACCAGATACCTCTGGACTCTCGTTCACATACCCATTAAACCAATAATCACGGAGAGTTTCTAGATTTTGTTCTTTGAATTCTCCATGACAATCAATTGTTCCTTGATAAACTATGAGTGGAAAGATCTCATGAACTTTATTCACTTACCATCATTGACAAGATAATTATCATTATCACCTGGATAGTCCATTGGTGTCAAGCCTTGATACTCTGGAATATTCTTTGGTGTGTCTTTTCTCTCAGCAAACACAGTATAAGAACACCAAACGGGTCCACAGTCAGCATTCACGACCTTGATTGTATCACACCATTCTACCTCCTCATAATAGAGGTTCTGAGCACATCCAATAGGTGTCAACTGTACCGTGATACTCTCTGGATCTACAAGACCTTTCCAATATTCAGGAAGTTTGATGATGTGTTCACCCTTCAACTTACCTCTGACATACACTTCGGCTGATGGTCCCTCAAGACAAACATATCTTAAACGGTGATCATCCTTGGTTGGGTGAGGAATATCAAACGATTTCTTACTTTTAGCAACTAAATCGGTCTTAATAAGGTCAGGACCACCTGGTATTTGATAATTAGGATAAACCGTAGGAACTTGACCACTCAGAGGAGCCATGTTAAATGCTGCCGATAAGTTGGAATCAACACCAAGTTCAGTCTTTGCTCCCGAAAAAACTTTAGCTCCAACGTCACTTTTAAGAGATGCAATTTCATCAACAATAGCAGAAAGTTGACTTTTAACAAGAGTAACTAAACTGATCTTTGAAGATTCAACTGTAAAGAAAGATAATCCACAGTACACAGTCACACCGACAGGTCCTGATGGGTCACCGATGATAACATCCTGAGGTGTTTCAGTTCCAGGAATGAGGTTTCTAATTCTAAAGAGACCAGGAACACCAGGAGAATCAGGATTTGTATTTCTACCAATCATCATGGTAGCTTCAGGAAGTGGAAACTTACTGTCATCACCAACAATCATTGGTGATTCAACATAACCAGCACCCCTAATATTTACTGGTGGTCTACCAATACCCGTCAGGGCTAAGGTGGGGTCACCAACAATTAATTGTTTTCCTACAAATAAATCTCCTACCTTCATGATTCTACGTCGTTTCTTTCTGCAAATACATGATAATAACAATCAATCGGGATGACCGACTTTGATTGAATGGTAATCCTGTCTCCTTGGATACCTCTTACAACAAGATCTTGATGACTACCAATAGGAGTCAATGATACTGTAATTGTACTCTCATCTACAAATTCTGTCCACTCTGATGGCAATTCAATGTGTTTTTCATTCTTAAGTCTTCCACCACAGAAGACGATATTCTCTTTAAAAGTTTCCATCATGCTAAAGCTCCGAATGTACTACTTAGGCTTCCTAGTAATGAATTATTAAATTCATTGTTTTGTCCTGTCAAAGCACCCAAACCAGATAAAGCTGCAGTTGCTAACGCACCCCCTGACTTTGGAAGACCTGTCTTACTACCAGCACGGTCACCAGGGACTCCTGTTACACCCGAAGAGCTTCCATCAGCACAGTCCATAACATTCCCGTATAAATTTAGAATTGTTTTTCCGATCACGTCAACTTGTTTATCAGAAGCAATCTTCACAGAAGAATTACCATTAATATCTACACCCTCACCTTTACCCTGTATTTTAACGGTATTGTTACCCTCTACAGTAACGTGACCTGTTGAATCACTCTCACCAGTAGCCTTGATCAAAATATTTTTAGCGTCAAGGATGAGGTTCCCACTTGGTGCTGAGATATGGATGTTACCATTTTCAGCTTTAATAAAGACACCATTGTCTGAACCTGATACCTTTGTCCCAGCTTTTACTTGAAAAGAACCTGGTGACTTACAAAGTGTTCCACCCTTCCTATGACTATCCCCTGTTGCACCGAAGCTGATATAATGGTCATAAAAGTAACCACTTCTGATTAAGGCAGCTTCAATCTCATTATCAGCTGTAACATGTCCAAGTTTAATTTGTGCATCAGCATTACTAATATTTTTAGTATACGGATTCTTCTTAGTTGTCATTGATATGCTCCCACAACATCTTTAACTTGAATGACTTTATCCTTAACACCTGGTTCTTTTAATTTTTCTTCATCAACAGTATCTATGCCGAGTTGGGGATTAATGATAGCTCCAATACCACCTTTAGACTTAATATAGGCAGTTGGTTTAACTTTAAATCCCTCTCCTTTCTTTATTACCTTGATAGTTTTGATAGCTCCCAATTCAGTAACAGTAATTGAAGCTTCTGCCCCCTCACTGGGAGTGATCACAACCTCATCTGAGTTTGAGTAACCAACACCTGAATCTTCAACATATATGGTTGCAAGATGAGTTATAACTGGATAAGTTCCATCAGTGCTAGAAGGGTAATCACCCAACTCATCATCAGAGGTTTCTTCCTTTTTTGGTGTGGTGATTTTACCAGGTTTGGTTACTTTATAATCTTTTCCACCAAGAATCGTTTCACCGCCACCTGTACCATCATCAAGTGGTTCACTAATAACCTTAGTTCCAACAGGTATGTTAATGGTATCTCCCTTTTCAAGTGTTAATGTATTACCAGGATCTGATGGGAGAAGATAGGTTCCATCTTTCCTCTTAACCGTAGTCTGACCAGCCTCAGCCCAAACTCTATTCATACCACCAGATGAACCATTTGGCCTTCTTAGATATCCAGAACCACCATCTAGAATAATCATTCCAGAGACACCAAGGGTGCCGTCAGTGACTTCAGTATTAATTCCTGTGGTAATTGTATCGGTAGAAGGTTCAGGACTTTCAGATATCAATCTATCAATATTATTAGCACTACCAGTGTTAGATGTAAGTTGAGTGTAATCGATGTTATTTACCTGAACACCAGCTGCAATTCCTATATTGATTGGATCACCTGAAGCTCCAGTAAAACTGGTTGATAGGAAAACTTGAGAATTTTCTCCTTGTGACAATGGTCCTAATCTCCCAGATGGAATTAGACCTGAGAAAGAATCAGTTTTTAAATTAGAACTCGCAAGAGGACCAAGAATAAGAGTCGTCTGACCCGCACTTACATTTGTTGTAGCTCCAACTGGGGTTACAAGAGTAGGAGTAAGTCTGTCACTCTTAATAAGACCACTAAATCCTGTTCCATCAATTTGTGTAACGAGTGATGTGCCATCATCTTCTGCACCATCAAATAATTCAGATCTTCTATCTTGCCAATAAGAATCTATTACACCTCTCTGACCATCTCCAGAAAGACCATCACCAAAACCACTACCTTGATTACCTCCATTTCCAAAACCAAGAATATCACTTAAATTTGTTCCTAGAACTGGAAAGATAACACCACCATTTCCATTACCACAATCGTCAACAACCTTTGCGGTGACTGAACCACCTTTTGAATAACCTCTACCCATAGAAATAACATCAACAGCAATGATTGAACCATTGGAGTCAAGCACAGGGTTAGCTACAAATCCAGCCCCAGTTCCACCGAAGATTGAGATAGATGGGGGACCACAAAGAATAGGTCCAATATTACAAGTGGAAATATCAAATACGTTATTGAGTTGTGATTGTAGGGTGTCCCCAAAAGTAGAAATTATATTTCCAAAACCACTACCGAGATTTTGGAAATCATAAGTAACTTTACTAACATTATCAGATACTGTTTTGACTCCATCAATGAGATCCTTGACAGGGAAGGAGTTTTGATTTCCACCAGTTAAGATATTCCATTCCTGAACATAATATGCTTGACATTCTTCGTCAGAACTACAAGTAAGGAAAGAAATAACATCTAAAATAATATCAAATCCTGCCTGTGCTGCAGATAAAGCTCCAGTTGCAATTCCAAAGGTGCTGTCTATAAAATTTGTAAGGACACCAGTGAAATAGTTGAGAAGTTGACTAATCAATCCATTGACAGTTCCCAATATAGCTGAGACAAAATTGTTGACAAAACATTTTGCTGCATTGACTACTTTATCAATTATGTTATCCAATGCTTCAGAAATATAAGTTGAAATTGCATTGAATATCTCTTTAATCATACAAATAATATACTCAACTAAACCATTAAATTTTGTGGAGGAAAAATAAGATTCATTTGGTTGTAGAAGAGCATTAATCCCTTTGATGATATCATTCATCGTCTTCTCAGCAAATATTGCCCCTTCATTTAATGCTGATTTTATAGTTCCCATTATGAGATTTGAGGTCTGTTCTTTCTTAAACTCAATTTCTGCCTGTAAATCAACTACACCTCTTGTTGCAGCATACCTGTAATCTGTTACTGTTTTCCTCGTTTTCTCAATGTCTTTGATGAAATTGGAAATATTAGTAGCTGCTCCAGCCAATGGTATTGGATCACACTTGGATGGTTTTGGTACTACGTTAGATGATTGTTTCTCTTCTGCACTATCTGTATCAGCTGCACTTTGTGATTCAGAAGCGTTTTCTGTGCCTACATTAACTTTGTCGTTTAATGTACCGTCTGTTTGTGTGTTGTTAGGTGGTGGAGTTTGTCCTTGTGGTTGTTCTACTGCTGTTGTTGGTGGAACTGGAGCTACATCACCAGGGTCAGGTTCAGATTTTCTAACAAATGTTGGACTATTTTGTCCTCTTGATGCATTCAGACCAGTAAATGGGACAAACTTAGCATCAGGAACCTCTGCCATAATAGCAGTATAATTATTATAACCAATCACACCCATGATGACTGGTTGTTGTCCGTCTTCTCCATCCATGAAGAAACCAAAGACAAAGTTACCTTGTCTCAGGTTTGCAGTCTCAGATGTACCAGCGTCACCACCCCCACCTGCTGTGACAGGATACATAACCGTCGCCCATGGCAGGTGATCATCAGGTAATTCTGATGGAACCGCAGTATGGTAACCCATAATACGGACTTTATATCTCTCACCAAATCCAGGAGTGTCTTTGTTAGATGTAGATGGAGTGCCGTTCTTATTATCTACCCATGAAGATTCCTCTGCAATCTGACCTATCCACCAGTGGAATCCGTCTCTACCTACAAAATATTTTCTGAATAGTCCTTGATCTATCATGGATTCGTGAACCCTGTGTTTTTACCGAATGAATCTCTGACAAGTGAGAGGCTACTGAAAGAATCCTCTGGTGTCACACGGTGACAAACATGTGCTACCATATATATGCCACCACTCTCAGGGTTTGATTCTTTGTTAGATTCTCCCTTGAGTTTTGGAAACTCACAAGTAATTAAATCACCAGCTTTGATACTTAAGTCGAGTGGGATAGTGATATTAGTTTGAATAGAAAATAACTGATTGTATCTCATCACAGACTGAACCATGCTTCTCTCAGCATCATAATTAGAAGTTTCTGGTCTTTCCTTCCAGTTCTTCAACTGAGCATCAGAAGTGGTTCCTCTAGGAATAGCTCCAACATCCAAAACATGACTGAATAATCTTGTAGGTGACTGAGTGAATTCTCTTGATACCAACTCTGGTGCAAACTTTTTACCAGAAGTCGATAACTTACTCTTCTGTTGTCCAATATCAAAATTAACAACCTTATAGTTCATTGACCACATATCAAAAAAGATTGACCTGTTGTTATAAGTCCCGAGAGTCATACTCTCTTTCAAATCTACATCTCTGTCGATGTTATAGGATAAAATTTTTGCATCATACCCACCAGGTGGAGCTGATTGGACATTGTTATATAAGAAATTTTTAGTCGATTGTTGTTCAAATAATTTATCAATTGATCTAAAATTAAATCCATCTCTGGTTTGATAGAACAAATATCCTGCTGCACCACCCACACTATTGCCTGTACCACTACTAGTTCCTATTGGAACAGCCTTAGATGCTAACCAAGTACAAACATACAAAGGTTTCCTGTCGTTACCGATAAAGTTATAATCAATTGCTGTTGAATCAACATTGAATGTTGTCGTATCAGTTTTTAAAACCTCTTTCAAAATCTTTGTCACATTATCAGATATTTTTCCCTCATACCTTCGCACTACTCTAGTCTGTTCGTTAGCAAAATAATCTTTAGAACACAGGTCTAACATGTATACATCATTTTGTGTCCCTGGTTGAGCGTTCCTAACCCTATTGACATACATACCATCCTTTAGGGTCAATGTATTACCATAATTATCTTCAATTGATATATCAACTCTCTCACCACCCCTAATTGGAAGACCATCAAGAAGACCTTCGGATGCAATATTGTCATTACCATCCATTGAGTAACCAGACTCAGCTAATACCATTGAACAGGTGGTAGTATTAGACAATACACTTTCATAATATCTAAAGTCTGGGGTAATAACAGAAACATCTGCACTAGAATTACTCTGACCTGAAGAGATCAGAAGTTCCTTGATATTAGCTGCTTGTGCTGGTGAATTTGCCATTAACTTTTATATAATGAGCCCAATACTTGTGACTTATGATAACTATTTACCACGTCACCAGAACCCATTATTATAGGAGTTCCTTTGCCACCATTACCAGAAACCATAGGTAACTGTTGATTATTAGAAGCTTGCATCATGACTACTGTATTTCCAGTTTGTTCATATGAAAGTTGTTGTGACAAACCAGTAATCCCATTTGACATTTGTGATTGTGATGATGTCACCTGAGCTGGTGTAGGTTCATGTCCTGAGATTGGAAGACCAGTGCTAGAATCATAAGTGATGCCACTCACTGTGTATGTTTGTGGTTTAATTACTGGTTTTCCTTCACTATCAGATTTTTTTACTTCTGGTTTAGTTCCATCCAAATATGGTTTCAATGTTTTTGCAAGTTTGTCAGTAAATTTAGTTCCTTTAGTTCCAAAACCATCCTCTGAACTAATCACTCCCGTCTTCAACCAATCAGTAGCAAAAGCATGTCCTTGGTTGTGTGCATATCCAAGATACTGAAGTTTCTGAATATTACTTGCACTATCAAATTGAGAACTAGCACCACTCATGTAAGTGTAGTTCTTATATGTGTACGCCAAGAACATATCTTCTTGAAGTTGAGCATTGTTTCTCAATTCTTCCCTAGATGGTGTTGGGATACCTAAAGCTTGAGCGGCATCTATCCTTGCCATTTTACCCATCTGATACCTACCATCATATAGATCACCACTACCACCAATGGCCCTATAACTATCAGCCAGACTGAAACCAGAGGTTTCAATTGATGCGATAGTATCCTTGTATGTCTTCCATATCTGTTCATTGATACCCATAGCCTTATAGAAAGCAGATGCCTTAGATCGTGGCATCAGAGATGAGACATATCCCTCAGGACTAGAGGCAGAAACATTAGGATTGATATTCGTTTTAGGTTCAGACTTACTCTCTACTTTCTTTGCCTCTTCTTTCTTCATATCCTTACCAAAAAATGCACTCATCAATGCTTTGGGAACTTCAGTAAGCATCGAATAAGGATTCAATAATGTAGGGTCGAGTACCTTACCGAGACCAAGGTATGAAAGGTCAATCTTTGGTAGAGCATCAAAGAATTTAGCGACAACACCTTTGCCCCAATCTAATATTGGTCCAAGTAATTTGCCAGTGGCCGTAACGGCATCCATAATTTTCTGTCCTGCCTTCGCAGGATCTTTCTCAACAATAAGGGAGTAAGCAGCAGCTCCCATCACCTCACCAACCAGACCACCAATAATAGGTCCGAGAACGGGAATTGGAATAGCAAAACCTAAGAATTCACCAAGTCCAGTACCAACTGCCTTAAATGCCGCTTCTCCAAGTGATATATCAGGATCAAGTGCATTGAGAGCAAATACAATCATTGGACCCACAACTGGGATCCTTGCTCCCTTCATAAAATTACTACCCTTTTTCAGAGTGGGTGCTGCTTTCCTTAAACTTTCAACTTCTTGTGGGTTTTTGATACCAAATAGTTTTTTCAAGAAACCATTAAGTGGTCCTCCCGTCCTTGGCGGTTTAGCCGCTGGTGGTGGTTGTTGCAGTCTGGGATTTCCTGCTCTCGGTGCGACTTTTTTATTTCCTGGTGGTAGTCCTTTGGGTGAAGTCCTACCTTTAGGTGTAGGTCCTTTAGGTGTAGGTCCTTTAGGTGTAGGTCCTCTAAGAGGTAGTCTTGGCAATCCTGGTATTCTCAGTTTACCAAGTAAACCTCTTATAAATTTAAATAATCTTCTACCTATACTTATAAAAGCTTTTCCTAATCCTTTACCAACATTAAGGAGAGTCTTACCTACACTTTTACCAAGTCTAAGAATTGCTCCAGGAAGTTTACCAATTAATTTAAATCCTCCCTTAAAAGCTCCTCCCAAAGCTTTGAGTCCAGCTCTGATCACTTTAGCAGCATTATTCATTAATGCCAGACCAGCTCTCAGTGGCGCAGCTATTTTACTTCCGTTTTCATTGAACCATTTAACAAGATTCCCTAGGAAAATCATAGTGAAGAATTTAAATGGATCAAATCCTTCGGTGGCTTTACCATAAAGGTTACCAGCCATCCCAACTACCTTACCAGCACCTTTCTCCAGTAAACTTTCTTTCTGTCTCTTTTTATCTTTCTCAACAGCCTTACGTTCAGCCTTTCTTCTGTTTTCGGCATTCTTTATCTTAGCTGCTGAAGTTTTCTTCAGAACATTTGTAAGACCAATTATACTATCAAGTTGATTATTGATAGATTCATAACTAATCTTAGATGGTTTCCCAACCTCGTCTGGTTTATCTGGTACTGTCTCTATTTTATAACTACCAACCATCGGTGTGGTTGGAACAATTGCACCACCTTTACCACCTTCAACCTGTTCTTCACCACCTCTCCCAGATTTTACTAAAGCACCTCCTTTACCCTTTCGTTTCTTACCAGAAACAAAATCTTTAACCTTATCTGTTGCCACACCCTTTACAGCACCCATTGCTGCCTTCTTCGCGCCCCCTGAGGCTAAGGCTTTGAGTGCTGGTCCGACTAGAGCTAAAGGTCCTGCCATTATCCTACCATGTTATAGATGGATTTGATAACAATAAACTCAGTGTTACCCATGTCTCTTGAAGAGAATGATGGGACATCCTTTTGTCCAGCTGATACTGCACTGGTTGGTGGTTGTTGATTAGATCCAGGAACAGGTAGGACAGATGTCTTTCCACTACTTTGAGGTGGTGGTGAGATAGGTGGTGGTGATTTTTCAGGTGGTTTTACCGTAGCAGCTTTAATTTTAGGAGCTCCTTCTTCTGGTGAAGGTTTCACCTCAGCTGCATCGGTTCCACTTCCAGGTCTAATTGAACCACTTAAAACATTGAGAGGATTGACTACCTTTCCATCCTTATATGTTTGAAGATGTAAATGTGTTTGAGCGTAATTATTACTTGGTGTACCTAGAGGAATTAATTTTCCAATTCTCTCACCTCTCTTCACTGTAGTTCCCACCTTCTTAGCTGGTTTCATATGAAGATATGTCGCCATCAATCCATTACCATGATTGACAGATAAATTTGATGTATACCCAGAAGTTTGATATGGGTAATTTGGACTGCTTGGTACAACTTTACCATCTGCCATGGAAACAACAGGGATTTTAGGATCAGGACCATATGGTGGATCCTCTGTTATATCAATACCTGCATGTGGACCATAGCCTCTTGGATCACCATATCTTTGACCAGATTGTCCTTTGTAAGAACCATTTGGAACTGGTTGAACAACTCCACCACCTGAGAAACCTTGAATAGTACCCATGGTTGGGATGTTAGTTCCACCAGCTGATCTATTCATAGCCAAAAGATTGTTAGCACCATAGGCTTCAACTGCCTTCTTACTGAACACAATCTCACCTGGTTGAGCTGCAATCAATTGAGTATCAGGTCCCATACCTGTGATGGTTTCACCAGAATTAATAGTGATGACCCCACCACCAGCCATACCTTCTACTTTTGTTTCTTCTTTTTCTCTTTCAGCCTTCGGTTTGAACTCATCTATAAGTTCAAACTGGGGAACCTCTGCCTGTTTAATTCTAGGAATTTTGAACTTGTCCTCTTCATCAACTCCCTCTTCACCAGCGAACATACCGAAGATACCATTGATTGCATTCTCAAGATTTGTTATACCACCATTCAAAGGTTCAATCATCTTATTGAGATTTTCAACAATTCCACCAAACAAAAATTCAAGAATATTATTAACGACATTGATAACACCATTTACCATACCAATAAGTGGATTCAAAATCAACAATGGATCTTCAATAAACTCAATGAGTTTCTTAATAGCATTACCCAAGAAAATATTTTTAAAGAAGTTTAGAATCGTATCAAATAAACTTGTTATGGGTTTGGTGACCTTTTCAGTTACCTTCTTCCCAAACCCTTTGATACCAGACTCTAACTTACTTTCCTTCTTTCTACTTTCTGATTTCTGAGCATCAAGTCTCTCAGCCTCTGCCTCTTTCTTTTCATCAGCAAGTTCCTTAGCGTCCATGTCCAACATGTCACTAAGATTCTTTTCAATTTTTGCTAACTTATCTGTGACACCACCCAGAAACTTTTGTATTCCACCCACTGCGGGATCCTGTCCAACCTCAACATCAGGTTCTGCAGTTCCTGGAAGAGCAAGTAAAGATGATTGAGGTCTTGACCTTTGTGATGTCGTCACATTAGCAACAAGAGACTCAAATTTAATCTTCTCTTTCTTAACTTTGAATCTACCTGTATTTCCTTTTACTCTCTTAAATTCCTCAGTTAATATTTCAGTCTCTTCGGTTGGCATCTTACTATCTGCCATCCTACCTTCCATCATCTTCTCTCTAAGAAGAGTCTTGTAGGTTGCATAATCAATGTCAATAGCATCTTCTAAACCAAGAAGGGCTAGGATTCTTTCATCAATTTGTTCAGAGACCAGATCTTCTTCTCTCTCATCTGGTACATAAACAGCCAATGCACCCGATTTGTTCCCTCCAGATTTTCCCCTAATGGAGTTAAGCAGGTCATCAAGCCCTGGGATATTTTGATCATCGGATGAATTTATCATTGGTTAGCTTTTGCTTTTTCCTCTTCTTCTTTAATGTGGTTCTGAAGAAGTGATACATAAACATCACGCTCCCAAGGCATCATGTTTTCAATCTCAGTCAATGAATATTTATGGTACTGCATCAAAGCAAAGTTTAATCTAAAGTATGACTCAAGATTCATGTGAGCCATACCTACGCGAAAAAACTTGACAGTCCTTCCAATACAACTTCACTTTCAACTTTAGTCTTAGGATTGGTAACCTTCAGTGTATGAGACAACTTGGGCATCGTCTCAAAGAACTTCTCAATGTCTTTGAACTGAATGGAGTTCATTTGTTCGAGGAATTCCATCACCTCTTTCTTACTGACATCATCAGTAGACCAAACCTCTTCTTCACTATAAATCTTATCAACACAACTAGCAATCAATTCAAATGACTGATCAAAATTTGAGTCATTAATGTCAAAGTTGTTCTTAATAAACTGATCCAATGATGGATATCTCATCTCCATCATCAACTCATCATTAATTTTGATTTGTTTGTTGTGTTCTGGATTTTCATTGACCTTGATATCATCAATGTCAATAGTTACAGGGATTTGTGTCACACCATCATCAGGTGCAACGATATTGACTTCAACCTCTTCACCAACAGACTTACCACGAATGTTCAAGAACAAAAACTCAATGTCAAATGTAGGAAGTGTTTCTACTTTAACACCTCTAGTCTGAATACAATTCTTGATGACAGACCTAACAGCATTTGTAATCTCTTTCTGATCTTCAGTTTCAAGTGCAAGAACCAAGAGTTTCTCTTCCTTCACCAGGAAGGGTCTATACTTGATTGTCTTTTTTGTCGAAGGTAATTCCAACGAATAGGTTGGAGTGGCAATTGTTGGTAAAGGCATAATATCCTATAACGAGGTCAGTGGTTTATTTATTATGATGCATTTGGTCCTTTTGGTTTAAAGAACTCACCATAATTATTGAGCAATCCTTGTCTAGATCTAGATCTAACGTATCTGGTGTACGCAAATGATACACTCATTTTCAATACATCACTCTGTTCATACGAAACTGGTATTGAAATAATGTTGAGTGGAAACGCATCTACAAATTCATATGTTAGTGCAGCATCTGTGAGATTCTTCTCAAATTTCGTGACATGAATTGGAGTTCTATATGTTGAGGGGTAATTCATTCTATAGAAAGATGCACTACTCCTAAAATTCTCCCTCATATCAGGATTATTAGGGTTATCAGCATTCATACCACTCATATAATCAACCCAACCCTCAAAGAATTCAACGACATCATATGCTTTATCAACATAGAAAGTCATATCAATCGTAGAGTCAAACATCCTACGATAAATCATTCTCTCAGTAACACCTGCATAATCATTAGTGGTTTCAGTGGTAGAGAATGAAGTTCCAGGAAGCGTGGTCTGATGACAGAGAAGTTCTATATTCTCACCCCTCTGTGTATAATCGAGTCCCCTCTTCTTTCTCAAAAAATTAAGAACATTCGGTGGTGGTTGAAGTTTTACTTGATAGACAGAAGTCTGAGCAAGATTCATTATCTTACTCTTTAGAGCTCCTGTCTTAAAAGCATTTGGTGATGCCCCAGCCATCTATAAATACACTTGACTACTATTACTATGTATGTGAGTTTTGGGGAAAAGTATTAAGTCAAAGTTCAAACCGTCGAATCCAGACAAATACATGGGTGATCCCAACAATATTATTTGTCGTTCATCATGGGAACGTAAGTTCTGTAGCTGGTGTGATAAACAACCAAATGTATTGAAGTGGGCTTCTGAAGAATTCAGTATCCCCTATGTGTCACCAGCTGATGGTAAAGTTCACAGATACTTTCCTGATTTCTTAGTTGAATTCAAGGAAGCTAATGGTAAAACTAAGAGACAAATCATTGAGGTCAAACCTAAACGACAAACCAAACCTCCTGAAAAGAAGGGAAGAATAACTAAATCATATCTGTATGAGGC